TGGCGGCGCAAACTTTGTAGTTTGCTCTCCTGAAGTAGCTAACGTCCTCGAATTCACCAGCGGCTTCCGTGCCTCTGTTGCGGTCGATGACAAAGACGGCTCTTGGGGTGTTCAGAACGTCGGTTCTATCAGTCGTAAGATGGACATTCACGTCGATCCTTACTTCACACGCAACTTGCTCCTCGTTGGTCGCAAGGGTAGTAGCTTCCTCGAAAGTGGATATGTCTACGCTCCTTACGTCCCGCTGCAAGTCACGCCTACCATCTTTGGTACCGAAGACTTCGTGCCCCGCAAGGGCGTGATGACTCGCTACGCTAAGAAGATGGTACGTCCTGACATGTACGGTCTGGTTGTCGTGGCGGATTTGGTCTCTGACGTGTAGACCTGACCGTTGAGCGGATTACCTTAGGGTAATTCTCAACCTGGAAAGCCTCGCTTCGGCGGGGCTTTCTTATTTAAGGAAGAAAAAGAACTTTTTAGAGTGAATAATAACCTATGGAGTCTCGTCTTATGACGAGGATTTGATATTTGCACATAGAATAGGGAACACCAAACCTATTTATACAATAAGCGAGGATTTTTAATGCCCACTAATCTCCAACCACTTAGTACTGTTAGTGCTGTTGTTCTTCCTGCCACTGGTACACACAGTGAGGTGGTGAGTAATTTATCATATGGAATTTATACCACCACCCCTTTTATTAGCGGTGCTGTAGACCAAGTATCCTATACCTATAACAAATTAGGTGGCAGAGTATTGGATCTAGAAATCACTCCACCGATTGTCTATAATGCCTATGAGGAAGCATGTCTAGAGTATTCATATCTGATCAATACTCATCAGGCTAAAAATGTTTTGTCTGACATGTTAGGCAACAACACTGGTTCTTTTGACCAAGACGGTGAATTTATTGCATACTCTGGTTCTGGGGGTCTGGCTTCAATGCCTAATCTTAAGTTCCCAAGATTTCAGTTGGGATACGCTACTCATATTGGTCGAGGAGTTAGTATCCACGCCGGACTCGGAGGATCACAGACTATTTATTCCTCTTCTTTTACGGCGCAAACCGACCAACAGGATTATGACTTACAAGATATAGTATACAGCGCATCCTTAGACGCTTCCTCCCCATTTCATAATAAAATATCTGGGAATGCTATCACAATTATTCGAGTATATTACAAAACACCTCGAATCATGTGGAATTTCTTTGGCGGCAACGCTGTAGGGACTACAGGAAACCTTTCAACTTATGGGATGTATGCTGATGATAGCACATTCCAGTTGGTGCCCGCTTGGCAAAACATTTTGCAGGCTTATGCTTTCGAGGAAGATATGAATGTGAGAGCATCCCATTTTTCTTTCCGAATAAACAACAATAAATTACGTATCTTCCCCACGCCAGATGGAAATAACCCAAACAAGTTTTGGTTTGACTTCCGCCCCGCAGAGGATGCATTTACTGAAGAGAGCGATAGGCGTTATGGTGCTGATGGCGTGAATAACATGAATACGCTACCATTTCCCAATGTGCCCTACAAAAACATTAACAGTATTGGTAAGCAATGGATCCGCCGATTTGCTCTGTCTTTAGCCAAAGAGACACTGGGACAAGTGAGGTCTAAACTAGCTTCTATCCCGATTCCAAATAACGAGGTAACTCTTAACGGTCCTGCTTTAGTCTCAGAGGCTAAGGAAGAACAGGTTAACTTGCGAGATGAACTCAAGACGGTGCTGGATGAAATGGCTTACGGCACCTTAATCGAGGGAGATGCTGCAATGCAGAATAGTCTCCAAGAGGTAGTCAATAAGATTCCTACCGGCATATACGTAGGGTAAATAAATGGCTGAAAACAGATGGACTCAACCCGCTTCTCCGCCACCGCCACTTTTTGTTGGTAGGGCAGAACGAGATTTTGTTAAACAAATCAATGATGAGATTATTGAACACGTCATTGGTCAACAACTGTTATATTTCCCTATCGACCGGGAAAGAACAAACTATAATGACCTCTACGGGGAAGCAATCCATAAAACATTTCTTGCTCCTATACGAGTTTATAGTTTAGTAGAGTATATGGGGTCTGAGCGAGTACAAGAAGAATACGGCTACGACAACGTATATAATGTTACTGTTCATTTTCATAAACGCCGGCTCACGCAGGATCAAGATCTTTTTGTGCGCCTTGGTGATTTTATTCAGTATGATTCAATGTATTTTGAAATTGTCGATGTCTTCGAACCTCGATATTTGTTTGGGCAGGATAGTGACTTTGCCGACGGAACTTCCTTGGAAGTCGCCGCAACTTGCCGCCAAGCTCGTACAGGTCTTTTTAATCCTGGGAAGTCCTTGCAGGGTTTATCCCCTGGGAAGAAAAGCTAAAGGAGTGGATGTATGCCAAAGCGCACCAAGTTAGATGAAAAACTAAAGGCTGATTATGGCTTTACTCCCTCTACCATAGAGGATATCGATCGTGCTCTTTATAATTACCTAAACGACGATCTAAATGTATTCTGTGACACAAACGATGGCTTCCAGAAGGTGCCGATTATCTTTGCTTCGCCGGAAAGGGCATATCAGATAAAAAACGATCCTAATTTGCGCAATGAAAATGGTAGAACATTAGAGTACCCACTGATCTCAATCATCCGCTCTACCATGACTAAGAACCCAGCAAACAAAGGTCGCTACGGAGTCAATATTCCTCCATATTATGATTTTTATAATAAAGGTGGTTCAATACCGATCGCCCGCCGAGTGCTACAGAGCAAGTCACGAGTCTTCGCTAACGCAACTTCGATCAAAAGATTTGGAGAGGGAAAAAATACTACTTATCAAACCTTTCCCTTTGATAATAAGAAGGTTGTATATGAAACCTTGTACGCTCCAATGCCAACTTATGTTGAGGTGGAATATGAAGTGAAGATGGTCGCCGGATACCAACAGCAGATGAATCAGATCATGGCTCCTTTCCTGGCGCAGTTCTCTGCACCTGCTGTTTTCTCTATCAAGCACGAAAGCCACACATATGAGGCATTCATTGATCCAACATTCTCTAACGAAAGTAACAATGCTGGTCTAGGCACTGATGAGCGGTTGTTCAAGACTACCTCTTCGATTAAAGTTCTTGGGTACCTGATGGGCGCTGATAAGAATCAAGAAACTCCTTTCACTGTAGTCCGTGAATCCGCTGTTGAAGTGAAGATCGGAAGAGAAAGAGCAGTTGTCGGAGACGAGCCAGAATTCAAGGCAGGTAGAAAAGATAAATACAGACGATAATCTAGTAGGGAGTTTGGAAGTACACCCTACTATTTAATAGTGGTGTTTAGTGCATCTGCTAACACCTCGCATCCGTGATAACCGAGGAGAAAACATTTCGATGGCTGACAACTCTTCCAGAAAGTTTAAGTTTATATCGCCTGGTGTATTTGTTGATGAGATCGACAATTCCCAGCTTCCAGCGATTCCTTCAGAAGTAGGACCGCTGATTATTGGTAGAACAAGAAAGGGACCGGCTAACAAGCCAGTCACTATAAATTCTTATTCTGATTTCGTTCAAACCTTCGGCAACCCGGTTGCTGGTAATGAAGGTGGAGATGTATGGCGCAATGGTGATCTAAATGCACCTACCTATGGTGCCTTTGCCGCTAAGGCATGGTTAGCCAATAATGCTCCTCTTACGTTTATTAGAGCTTTGGGCGATCAAGCTGCTAATGCAGAAGCCGCCGGTCAGGCTGGCTGGGACCTCGGCGCTACCTCTCCGCTTTCCGCAACTCCCCTGGACCAGGGTGGTTCTTATGCTCTTGTGGTGTGGGATAGTGGCTCGGCTGGTCTCCCGCTTACAGGCGCTGTCGCTGCTCAATTTTATTGCAAAGACAGTCGAGTTCTTCTGTCTGGTACGGAACTCAACAGTGGTGGAGGAACAGATTCTCCGCCAACCGCCTTCGGGTCTACTGTCTATGATATCGGTGCCAACCTTAACAATATTAAGTTGCGCTTCACCGCATCAGGCATGCTTCACGAAGAAATCGTAAGTCTTAATTCGGCTCAGCCTAACTACATTCGCCGAGTGCTAAACACTGATCCTACTATAGTGAACAGTAATATCACTTCTCTTTCTACTCAGAACTATTATCAGGGTGGTAAGTATTTCTTGGGCGAAACCTTCGAGACTCGTCTTGGCGTACAGGCATCCGGCTCATCCCTGGGTCTTCTGGGTTCTGGCTCGACATATTTAGCCGCTATTATGCCTATGGTGCAAAAATCTGCTGCTGCCGTTTTCGAGAAAGATCAGGCTAATTTCAAGGCTCCTGCTCGCAAGGGCTCAACTGGCTGGTTCTTCTCTCAAGATTTGGGTGCCAACCCTGCGAACTACAGTGTCAAGAATATGCAGAAACTATTCCGCATTGAAGCCTTGACTGCTGGTGAGAACTTCCAAAGGGAAATAAAAATATCTATCTCTAATATCAAGGCTGGACAGGGCGACTTCCAAGAGTACGGAAGCTTCTCTTTGTTGGTCCGAAGCATTAGTGACACAGATAATGCTCAGACAATTATTGAACGCTATGATAATCTCAATCTCAATCCTGCATCTCCGCAGTATATTGCCAACCAAATTGGTGATAAGTATGTTGAGTTTGATAAGAACACAAATCGAAATGTAGAATACGGCGAATTTGAAAATCGCTCTAACTATATTCGTGTCGTCATGGATGATGATGTCGCTGCTGGTATCGGTGAAACCCGCTTGCTGCCTTTCGGTGTCTTCGGTCCTCCTAAGTATCGTGACGCCCTTTACACAAGTGGTTCGATTACATTTAGTTCTCCGTACGATTTTAACGGGGATGTTGCAGTTCCTGTTGGAACAAGTGGACAGACCTTCTTTCACACCAACATAGCTGGCGGTCAAGCTGCACAGTTCGGTCTGAACGGAAATAAAGCTACGGCTACTGTTGTCTTGAAGACAGGTGCCCCAGGTCCAGGTGTTGGTTTCACCGGCTCGATTCAGTTCCCGAGTGTTCCGGTTCGTCAGACATCAGAGCAGGCAGCCCCTCGCAGTCTTAATAGCACTTTCTGGGGAGCTTACACTGGTCGAGCATTTAGTAATGCTAATTATGATCTTGCGTTCCCGGACTACTTGCGTCCTCGCAACTTCAATTATAGCGATGGAAACCAGTACAACGATGCAGCAAATATCAGCGGCTTTGAAACAGCAGCCTCTGGAACGTCTGGCATAACCAATGCCTGGGCTTTCTCTCTCGACGATATTCGAGGTACTGTTGTCAATGGCATTCTTTCCGGATCGGCTGTATACCGCTATGGATTCCGTCAGGCTTCTAACAGCATCAGTGCTGTCGGCAGTTACACCACGGTTCTTGACGCCGGTATCGATCGCTTTACCACAGTCTTGGCTGGTGGTAGCGATGGCTACAACAAGACCGAGCGTGAGCCTTTCAACAACACTTCAGCCCTTAGTGGCAAGACAGAAGCAAATTCATACGCTCTGTACTCTCTCCGTAAGGCGATCAATATCGCTTCGGAGCCTGAGACAGTCCAAATGAATGCGATTTCAATCCCAGGTGTTTGGGCACCGGAAGTAACAGGTTTCCTTCTGGATACTGCCGAAGATAGAGGAGATACACTTGCAATTGTGGATCTTCAATATGCTTACACGCCATCTGCGGAAACAAACGAAACGCCCGCAGTCGCTAACGCAGGCAACACGCCCTCCGCCGCAGCAACTGCACTATTGGGAAGAAGCATCAACAACAGTTACGGTGCAGCTTACTACCCGTGGGTGAGAATATTCGACAACAACACAAACCAGGCTCTCTGGGCTCCGCCTAGCGTTGCAGCAATTGGTGTTCTGTCTAATACTGACCGAGTAGATGCTCCATGGTTTGCCCCCGCTGGTTTCACCCGTGGTGGCTTGAGCGAAGGTGCGGCAGGCATTCCAGTATTGGATGTGTCCAGACGCCTTACCGCTGACCACCGTGATTTGCTCTACGATGCAAACATCAACCCCATCGCCAAGTTCCCTGCTGAGGGCATCGTGGTCTTTGGGCAAAAAACACTACAACAAACAGCGTCCGCTCTTGATAGAATCAATGTTCGCCGTTTGATGATCTTCTTGAAGCGTGAGATTTCCTTCATCGCCTCAAGATTATTGTTCGGTCCAAATACCTCGGCGACGTGGGATCGTTTCAAGGGTCAGGCTACTCCTGTACTGGACGCTGTTCAAGCACAGTTCGGTATCGAAGAGTTCAGACTGATCTTGGATGAATCCACAACAACGCCGGACTTGCAGGATCGCAACATCGTGTATGCTAAGTTGCTTGTGAAGCCGACCAAAGCGGTTGAGTTCTTCGCCATCGACTTTGTAGTTACAAATAGTGGAGCATCTTTTGAAGATTAGTCCACTTCAAACTACTTACTATCAAGGAGCTAAATAACAATGGGTGCTTTATTCTGGAATGATGTCAACACTGAGCCGAAACGTCGGTATCGATTTGAACTAAGTTTTACACAACGTAACGGTGATCAGACCAAGGATATCCCCGTGTGGACAATCAAGACTGCTGCTAAGCCGAAGGCTAACATAAGCACCATCACTCACACCTATGTTGATCATGAGTTCAACTATCCGGGTCGAGTGACCTGGGAACCCATTACCATTACTTTGGTAGATCCGGTACAGCCTGATTTGTCTTTCGCATTCTTGGATGTCCTTGGTGTTGCTGGGTACAAGTACCCACGCACCGCTGGCATTTCGAAGGCAAGCTTAAGTAAAAAAGGATTCAAGGACGCTATTGGTACAGTCCTTATCAAGCAACTGGACGCCGACGGTACTCCTGTCGAAGTCTGGGAGTTGGTAAATCCTTTCATCACCAGTGTTGACTTCGGTGGTGCCTTGAGCTATGATGATGATGAAATGTCTGAAGTGACTGTAGAGATTACCTATGACTGGGCTAACCTGACTCGTCATTCTGGCAACTCTACCACCAAGACTGCTGCTGGCTGATTTAACGGCTAGTTTAAGATAAGTTATAATATAAAAAAGAAAGGTTACATATGAGTCGCAACGATGATCGATTAGGTCTAGACGAAAAGCAATTCCTACAAGATGAATCACCAGCTACTGCTACCGCAGCGGTTAGTGATTCGTCTGGTGGTGCATTCAGTTGGTCTATCCCTACTGAGTTTGTAGAACTGCCTAGTGCAGGAAAATTCTACCCAAATAACCACCCCCTTCATAACCAAGCCACGGTGGAAATTAGCTTCATGACAGCTAAAGAGGAAGATATCCTCTCTTCACGGTCTCTGCTAAAAGAGGGCGTTGCTCTGGATAGAATGCTACAAAACATCTTAGTGGAAAATAATATTGATGTAACTACTTTGCTGGTTGGTGACAAGAATGCACTCTTGGTTGCTGCTCGAAGAACAGGATACGGACCTGAATATGAAACTAAGGTCACATGTCCATCTTGCGGGGATACAGATGATTTCTCATTTGATATCTCTGAGCCTCCAATCCACAACTACCAAGAAAAGATGGAAGTATACGGAGTGTCTCTCAACGGTGCTAACAACTTAGAGATTACTCTTCCGATGACCAAAGCTAAAGTGGAGTGTAGACTTTTGACTGGTCGTGATGAGCAGAGGATTTTTAAAGAGTCCGAGCGTAAGGCTAAGAAGAAGATAGACACAGGTAGTACAACTGATGCATTCCGCAGTTATATTGTTTCAGTCAATGGGGAAGACAGCCCATTTACAATTGAGTCATTTATTCAAGCAATGCCTGCAAGAGATTCCAGGATCCTTCGTAGGGCATACACCTCCTGTATTCCTAACATTGATCTAGAGCAGGAGTATGAATGTGTCAATTGTGGATATGAAGCTGAGATGGAGGTCCCGCTCGGCGTGGACTTTTTTTGGCCTAAGTGATGAGTATATAGAGGGCGTTTACGAACAGTTGTTCCAACTTAAATATTATGGTGGTTGGAGCTTTTTTGAGTCGTATAATCTCCCTGTTAGCGTGAGGGCGTGGTTCCTCAACCGACTTATAAAACAGAAGCGTGACGAAGCGGAGAGTGATAAGAAGTCATCCAGTGGTCGAGGTCGTACTTATAAAGCGTGATAAACTATATCAACGACTATTTATTAGACGGACTCTTATGAGGTGTATCTGATGAATATTGATTTTGAAAATGAAGTTCTCGATCTTAGCGCCATGGCTGAAGATCAGTTGCTTAACGAGAACATTCTGCACGTTTTTGCTGCTTGGATTGAATACCTTCTTTCGAAGATGTTCAAAGGTCGTAGAGTTCCGGTACGAGTCCGGGGAAATAAAATAGAAATTGAACGCTTTACAGACGCTCTTGTAAATGAGAAGCGTTATATGAGCTATATCAAGAAGTATGGTCTTGACGACCCGATGGTATACAAACAGAAGTCTAAGCTTGACATTGCGATTAAGCGCTTTGAGCGTGAAGCTGGTATCAACTGGCCTATCCGTAACCCCTGAGGTAGTAGTCGGTGGCTGATGATTCAAAAAGAGCACAAGATTTAGCTGAGGAGAAAGCTCTCCTCTCTGATCTTATTGAACTAAATGAGGAAGCAGCAAAGTCAGTAAAAAAGCTTGAGGTGGCAGAGCGAAAGCTATCAATTGCTCGTAGGACGAATGCGACCAACACTGCCGAGCTAGAAAAGAATGTAACAAAGCTTAATAATGGCTTGAGTGCAAACGCAAAAGAAATCCAAAACCAGCGTGAAGCAGTCAAGAAAGCCGAGGAATCTTTAGAGCTTTACAACAAAAGAGTTGATGCCCTAGCCTCATCTGCTGAGGGCGCTACAGGTGCTATGGACAAGATGTTCGGCACTAATATGTCTTCCTACATTGACCGGACAAAGACCCTTGGTCTTTCGTTCTCGGGTATGGCAGGTGCTTTAGTAGACTATAGCAAGGAGCTAAATGAAGTACAGGTTGCGCTTGCTCGTACCACAGGCTTCGGCTCGGCTTTAGAGGGAGCTTTTAACAAGGCTCACTTAGAGATAGGTCAGTTCGGTGGCAATATGCAAGACCTGAAAGAAGCTATGGGCCAACTTAGTGTTGAGTATTCCCGCTTCAATGCTCTAAGTGAAGATCAAATGGCTGCGATGTCTGCGCAAGCGGTACAGTTCAAAATGCTCGGTATT